CGTGCTGGGAATGAGGCTCCCCAAACCGGCAGAGCCAGTAGGCGAAGTGCATGGCCATGGTCGATACGCCGGTCTGACGTGCCTTGAGGATCACCAATCGTGATTCCTGCTGGAACAGTTGAGCCAGTCCGGTCTGATACGGCCAGATGTTCTCGCGGAACGGCCGGACACCTACACCGCGGATTTCCACCACGCCGTAGTTCTCCAGCCAAAACGGGAAGTCGGCCGCACACCGGGTCTCCAGCGCCAGGGTCTTTAGTTCTGGGCTGAGGTCCTCGATCGACAGGATGCTATTCGGAGACACCGTTATCCCCCGTTGTTACGGGTTTCGGCACCCCTAGCTGATACACGCCGCCCTCTTCCATCACAGGTGGGCGCTTCCTACCTTCTTCGATAAAGTCCTTCATCATTTGTGCGGTCTCAGGATCGATCCGATGCTCCTGAACCGTCGTAGCCTCTTGTTTGAGAATCTGCCGGCCCCAGTCGGCCAGCCACTTCAGCGCTGGCCAGTGTGGAGGGAGGGAGTAGACAACCTTGTGGTCTCCCTTGTCTGACTCGACTATGATCCCATGTGCCAGAGCTTCCACCGCAGCGAGAGTATCGTCGAAGCTGTCCAGAATCTTCGCCCGGACATCCGAACCCTTGGTCTCCAGTTCGTCCTGGAGAACACGGGTCATCGCAGCCACAGACTGACGGACAGTTGCGGCCTGTTCCCTCTGTTTTTTAAGGGGCTTCCCGGATGGCATGAAGCCTCCTCCTACGCGAGGCCCAGAAGTCGTTGACCAAGTCCATTGATTGCCGCGACATTGGCCGCGGTCAGCTCCTTACCAGTGATGAACGGCAGAGCAATCCTGCCACTGAATATCTCAGTCACCGCAGGTGTGGTGTTGTGGGCCGCGCCGATAGCAAGCTTGGCCGTTGTACCTGGCTGGCTCGCGTATGCGGCACCGGATTCGGTGTTGCCGCTGCCGTCCGCCACGCCGTTGAGGTAGAAGCTCTGCGATGCGTCGAGGTCAGCCCCGTCCGTAGTAGCGCAGATGAAAGACCACTGGTTGATCGTCACTGCGGTGTCGCCTGCACCAATCCTGCTCTGGTCGTTCGACTCGTCGTAGCTCTCCAGTTCGATCTTGCCGGCGCCTTGGAGCCCGAACTTCCACTCACGTTGAACGTTGACGTCGTACTTAGCCAACACTGCGACGGACGTAATGTCGGTCGGGAGAATGAAGGCGCCGACGCTAAAGGCGGCGTTTGCAGCGAACTCGTAGTCCGTTGAATCCTCGCCCTGTAGGTACTGGCTCCCGCCCGCGTCTAAGCTGTAGCTCCCCACCCCACCCACGTGCATGTACGGACTGAACTCGCCCTCCAACGTGATCGCATTCGGGACCTCGTCCACTGCCTGAACAAAGTGCGTGGCCCCCTTATAACTCTCGATACTGTTGAAGCCGGCCGTGCCTCCGCCCACCATCTCCAGGAAGGGGAAAAGCGTAGGCTTAGTCGCGCCCAGTATCGCCACAATCTGGTCGAGGAGGTCGAAAGTATTGACTGGGGCTCGGCCCGGAACTGTAAGTCTCATGTCAGACTATCCCTCCCTCTAGGTTATGGCCACGTCGTCGTACTCGACCTCCAGTTGTCCCGTAGCATCTCGCTGCACGTTGATGATAGGGAACTCACCGGAAGTTGGGAGTGTTCGGATGAAGCCACGGTCAACGTCTGCCATAGCGCTTAGGTTGTCCTTGGCTGCTGTAGGTGTTAGCTCAACATCACTGACCTCATCAGCCTCTAGGGGCCGCGCGGCCGCAGAGACAGAACTAGCCCGCGAGATTGGGTCGACGGTATCGGTGTTGATCTTGGCCACGATCTCGTCTCCCGTCAGCGGAATCGCCGCGGCAGGGTCGATCACAAAAGTAGCTAGTGTCATTTTCCGTTACCTCCTACTCAGGAATGTCTTCATATTCGATCTGTAGCTTCCCGTCGTCCGTGACGAAGATTTTCTTGATACGCTTGCCCCCAGGAGGAGGTATCACCAAGACGGCGGGGGCCCCGGCCGGAGGTGTCATCTTCACTCAAGTCTATCCCTCCCCATAGGACGCGCGGAGAACGCCGTCCGCGCCGACTGCGAAGAACGAGACGTTGGCGAGTTGGTCGGAACTGTCTAGGTCGAGGACTCCACCGACTTCAAGCCGGTGACCGACAGTGGCCGTGGGAGAAGTCCCGTCTAGCCAATACCGGACGGGATTCGTCTCACAGGTGATGTGAGCATGTGTCCGAGTTCCGAAGGTAGCCGCTGTAAGGCCGACCGCCACAGTCGATACGGTGATAGACTCGCTTGCCGTGAACTGGGGGCCGATTAACTGCGACATACGAAATTACCGTCCTTTTTTCGGGCTAATCTTCGTCCTTTTCGGAGCGTTGAGGTCCTCCGTTAGAAGTCCGCGCCGGTAACGCCACCGATGGAATGCGAGACGCGGGATAACGCATTTCTCACACGGGCAGAATACGTTCCAGGGTTCGTGGTCACCAAATTTGACCGCCCCACCTGTATCGGGAGTTTTCCCGTAAGGCTCGGGCGGCTTACCATAGGGTCCAAGGAAGCTCGGTCCCCAAATTGGCATTGGCTTTCACATCTAGGAGTATATCACGGATCGATTGATATGTCAATATCCTGGGGTAAGAAAATGGTGGGGGCCATTGTGTATGACCACCCCCGGTTTGGTCAGAGGTCAGGATGCTCAGAGCCACCTGACGGGCTCGCTTTTTCGATTGGTGGAGGTGCAGGGAGTCGAACCCTGGTTCCCGACATGTCCCTTGCGGGTTTTCGGCCGGGGCAAACCACATCACCCCCGGTGGGCCCCCGTCTCCAGAGTACCGTCGTCGTATACACGAACTTACATTGGCGGTACGGGAGCCCACCGGGAGGGCCGAAGAATTGTATCCCTCAGTTGTAGTTCGCCTGGTCGCTGAACCTTACGGTCCATCCGTTAGGCGGACACCGGGGAAGAATTTCTTGCCGCTCCGAGGCTACAGCCTTGTCCGTCGGCCACCTACACGTTGCCCAGGTATTGTCCCTGGGATGCTCCTCAGTGGACTCGACCACTCGCTACCCACCCTCTCGGCGACTCACCCATTATAACACACGTTGACTCGAATAGCGAGGGCATGGTACGATTGAAGGTGAAGGAGGAGAACTATGGCGATCAAAAACAAGATCATCACCATCGACTCCGACCAGATGAAACACATGCGCATGACGTTCATGTGGGACGGTGTGTACGTTCGCCTACGGCTCACTGAGGAAGGCGCGTCCTACCTCTGCAAGCACCCGGAGTTACTGACCCTGGAGATGTGCAAAGAATACGAAGGCAGCGACGATGGGTCTGCTGATGGGTAAGCCACTTCTCTGCCGCTTGGGAATCCACCGGCCATTTCGCGCGGTCTATTTCCGTCGTTATCATTGCCAGCGTTGCCCCTTCACGTGGTTCTTCAAGTGGTGGAATCGGTGGGAATAAATGATCACTTTCCTTAGCATTTACATGATTTCCTCTGGGCGTAGAAATTTGGGCACGGAAGGGATCGCTGAATACCATATCTATATACCTATATCCGCGTATCGACACACCAATCAATCGTGAAATTCGTCACAAGCGCCGCGACATTGTGAAATCTATCACAATCTATAGGGATGTGAATTTACCAAACATTCACCTGGATCAGAACATGTGTGTGTAACGGATTGGGTCACGGCCGCGCGAGGACATTGTGATATCTTTCACAATCCATCACGATGACGATAGTGGTGATCTGTTACACTCTGAAAGTGAATAATTGTTCACTGAGATAGGGTAACACCTGGCCTCCTCACCCGTCTATACTTATGGAGGTAATGAAAATGTGTAGGTGCGGCCACAAATACAGGGACCACACCTTTACTCGCGTGGGTTGGAACGTGGTCACCAGTGCATGCCTAAGGTGTGAGTGCCCTTGTTGGATACAGAGGGAATGAACATGAACATGAAACCGGGTTGCCCCGGCTGCGGGACCGTATGTCACGCCGTTCGATCATGTGTCATCTGCGCGGGGAATCGATATTGCGCTGATTGCCGGCTCCTCCTTCGCCTGGCTCAATCTTACATGCTCCCTCCCCGCTAAATGCAACCAGTTGCAACTACCAATGACCGCAATTACCACCAGATGCAGGTAACAGTGGATGCAAGTACATCCAGACGCACACACTCACGCTTACGTCAACGTGATAGATAGGATGAGGGTATTCTAATGTCTCGTGTTAGGGGAGCGAAGGACTACCATTTAGTAGATGTGGTATGTAGGTATTGCGGCCGGCTAACACGAGGTAGGAGTACGAGGAAATACTGTGGGGAGAGATGCCGCGGAAAAGCTCATCGAAATAGGGCCAGGAAACGCGATAATCGTGTAACGAATCAGGGGCCGGCGCGTCTATATCTATGGAGGTATACGATATGATGAAAACTAAGCCGATTAGACACTCGTCCTGGCCCCGTAACGCGCAGGGTGGGTACAAAGTTATTTCTCTCCCACTCAGGCGGAAGCGGCACGCTGGAGTGCGTTGCTACGGGGACCATCAAGGCTCCAAGTGCACTCCTTATGACTTCTCCGTACACCCTCCTCTTCCCCGCGCTAAATTGATGAGGGGCTTGCCAGGAAAAAAGGTCTAGTTGCAATCAAGGGCCGCAATCACTTGGCGGATCAGTAGTCAGGAGGGAAGACACAATGGAGACGCCGACAAAGCAAAGGGATTACGACAGTATCCCCGACCACATCAGCGGCCCGAACGGCTGCGAGGCTGGCTGTCCGGCTTGCGTCGCAGAGGGTGATCCTGATGCCATCGCTGACGCCGACTGGAAGCAGAACGCGATAGATCAGCCTGGGATACATGACATAGACGACAAGACCGGACGCTAGTCCCTCCCAGCGTTGGTCCTGACGTTCAGCACCCCCTGGCGTCGGGGCCAGCACCGGACGGATTAGCAGGAGGGAAAGCATGAGCGATTACAAGTGTTGCGACGACCCATACAGGTTGTGCGATGTTGAACGGCACAAGCGGTATACCCGAACCGTAATCGAGCTGTCCGCTTGGCACCCTGACAGACTACGCCGCATCATCGCCAATGCACAAACCTACAGCTATTGGCTAGTGGATGCCGCAAAGGCCGTCCTAGCAGGAGGGAAACCAGCATGAGTATCGCACGAATCACAGACGCCTACGTGCGCCGCTACTCCGATAACGAACAGGTGAAGCTGTACGTTGAGTGGGTGAGCGACACAGGTACTAGCGGACGTACAGAGGGGGAGTTGTGGCCTTGCGAGCATACCCCTATTGGTGGACACATGGCCGCGCTGTTCGCCCGCGCCAACCGCGAAGGCATCGCTATCAGAGGGGAGACGTGGTAGCCATGACTGACAAGCATACACCTGAAGATACCATCGCCAATTACACCGCCGCTCTCGGGAAGAGACTCAATGAGATTCGTCGGCTAAAGGGCGTCAACGCCAAGCTGCTGGAGGCGCTGGAGGATGTAGTGCGCCTGCTGACAGTGGTTGCCCGACAGAAGTCAACCGCTACTCACATTCGCATGAAAAAGAAATAAACTGTAACAAAAGCGAGCAACCCACGTCTATATAAGTAAGAGTAACAGGAAAACAAGAAAGGAAGCACAACATGGATACGGTCAGCCTACTTAAAGCACATAAAACCGACTGTCTCAATTTCACAGGTAAGACTATCGAGACAGAAGCTATCATCTGCATAGTAAATGGCAGCACCGGGGAATGTGAACGGCATGACTTTAGTGACGCTGAAACCATAGAGATACGCTGTGAGGGCTGCGACGCTGTTCTATTCGTCCGCTCGGATAGCTAACATGAAATCCTTAGATCAGTTACGAACGGCGGTAATTCTAATGGCGCTTAGGCGTCAGGAAAGAATAGAGCAAAGGTATGTCTATCAAGGCTGAGTGTCACTCTGACGATCGAGTACGAGAAGCTAGCTTTGATGCTGCACCCTACTTTGTTCAGGCCAGTGCTGAGTCAATTGGTGCACTTGCTGAATGCGGTTGGGGTGGGGATTACCCTGCGGATTACGTAGCACAGTTCATGGCTGAGCACAATAAAGAAGTGCGCTTAATGTTCAAGTACCTTGACCTCGTTAGCGACAAAAAGGATGCACCAGGCTTTGAGTGTCACGTTGACGAGGCTGATGCAATGGCATGGTTAAAAGAGAATCGAAAAGCACTTGCCTTAACACTGGAAATGGGCAAAAAGGAAAAATGAAATCACTACCAACGGCAATAACCTTAAAGAGCCGGAAAGCATCCGGGCTCACCAATCAAGACATCATCCAACTAGTCAAATCAGAAGGTTGGCCGGCGGTTCGTAAGCTGGCCGGATAGGAGGGAACAGAGAGCATGGAACTACCGAGCTTTGAGAACTATGGACGGTACAGCAGCGCCAGCTATGGAGCGCACACCCTAGTATTCAGTACGCCTGGGCTAGACGTGTATTTCTCCTATCAGACGCCGGTTGCGTTCCGCACCCGTACACAGCCATTGCTTGTACGTCAGAACGATTGGGGGCCGACCACTGGCAAGCACCTCAACTGGATCGACGGCGGATGCAAGCGCGGCCGTATCCACGGTGATGAGTTTGAACACAGGCTAGAGGAGGTTATGGCATGAAGCTCAGAATACTAGCCGAAAACCTAACCGCCGCCGTTACTGAGGCGACACGGGCCATCGCCAAGCGGTCAAGCCTACCGCAAGGGGATTGCGTCCTACTAGAGACGGTCAACGGGCGCCGCTACGCCCGCGCCGCCATCGAAGAGGAGGAGAACGATGGCTGAGAATCTGCAACAATTCATCGACACCCTCAAGGAGCAGCTAAGGAAAGAGCGTGCCGAGAACGCCCGCCTACAGGAGCACGCGGATATAGCTACTGAGACAAGCTTGCAGGTGATAAAGGAGCGTGACGCTTTGCAGGCCAGGGTGGAGGAGGCTGAGCGCAAGTGGAACCTGACGGTGCGAAGGCTAAAGGCGCTGGCAGAGCGGCGGAAGAAGGCACTGGTGCACATGACAGCTTACACCGAAGAGTGGCACCCCGTCACTGAAGACGGTTGTATGGTGGATGAAGATATTGAAGAGGCCCACGCCGCCATCGAGTCAGCGATAGCCAGCAACCTAGACCCATACTGGTGGAAGTGTAACCACTGTGGCAAGGAATACCGTCAACCCGAGACACTACGTGAACAGATAGACCGACAGCGCCGGCAGGGGGCGACGTCATGACTACCAGATACCAGAAGAGCCAGATCGAGGACGTGGCCAAGTTGCTGGCGGCAGAGTATGAAGCAGCGCAGACATGGAACGAAGCCGCTGCCCATGCCATTAAGCGGGCTGCGCTGAACTTCGCTGACCTCTTCGCCGCCGACAACCCGCCAAGGTGCGTTAATTGTGGCGAACCCGCTACAACAACGGGGGGTGGTAGCTGTCATTACGTGCCGCAGTTGGGGGAGCACAACTTCGAGGGCGGCTTCGACCGTGAGCGATTCCTAGCAGCCTGCGGACTAACCACTGAAACGGAGGTTAGGCATGGTTTGTAACTGTGTCGGTTGCAACATACTACGCATAGGAACAGACAATGCTCGCCTGCACCCGTTGGAACGTTGCAGGGAATGCCTACAACGGCATCGTAGCACCTGCGTTGCCTGCATTGTAGCGAAAGGAGACTCCTAATGTTTGCACCTGGATGCGGACACATTCATATCCCTACTACATACCTGTTCTGCCCTGAGTGTCGGTCGCCTAGAGAGGCCAAGCGTGGCCTGATACAGAACAAGAGTGGTGACTTGCAGCCTATGTGGTACTTAGGTTGTAGGTGTGCCAAGCCTAGTGGTCTGCTTTAGTAATGGATAACACACCTACAGTAGGAGACCTTGATGAGAGGATTCTGAGCTACTTTATCTTCATAAGCGCCATGAGGCAGATGTACAGCCGTATTAGTTTGACAGCATCAACGTGTGCTATTGCAGGCTCCGGCAAGCACAGATTCTCAGGTCACCCTAGAGAGAGTGCCAGATGTAGGTCATGTGGGGTGCCATTGTTTAGGGAGGCGCCACATGGATAAGCTGACTGATGGGCACCGCATAGCTATGCTAGGCAATAGGATAGCTGTACTGGCTGACACCAGTGTATGTGGACACACACATGACGTAGGAGATGAGCGTTTTCTGATTAGATGGGGTTATGGTACGATTGATGGTAGGACTCACCCTGAGTACACTGACTTGCCTAGAATATCAAAGTTCATCTGTGTAGGTGAATACTACCCTGATGTGGAGGCTGATGCTGAGGCCGCATGGTCGGAAGCTGAACAGTGGACTAGAGAGGAGCGCGTAGGATTCGATGGTTAGTGATAGCGGTCGTAGGGCTGCTGTTGACCACAGTGATAGGAGGAGATAATGGAAATGGATACAAAGTACGGACGGGTGACGACTTCGGAGAAGGACATTCCGAAGGACGAACCAGTCTTCATCTTGCGGGGACAGGACATTCTGGCTCCTACTGTAGTTCGGCTTTACGCAGACTTAGTTGGATTGATCGGATGTGGTCCGACAATGAGCAGGACGGAACTGCGGATGCTTGCCACAAGGATGGAACAGTGGCAACCCAGGAAGGTGCCGGACTAGATGTTCAACTTCATACACAGGCGCACCTGCAAACACAAGGACGTACACCAACTCCCGAAGCCGGAGAGCTTGACAATATTGGCGAGCCGCAAGTCGGCGTGGACCAACGGTGGGATCAGGATACTGAGGTTAATCAGGCTAGATCGAGCGGTAGAGCAGGAATTGAAGGAATCATCTGTGCCTACCCCTGGCCTCAAGGATGCGATTACTGGGTGGCCGTCGCTAGTTGTGAATCCACTCTCGGGCTGGACCCCTGGGCCTACGACGAGCGAAATCCCTACACCGGACTGTTCCAAATCTGGGGAGGACACGGATACGGATATGAATGGTTGAAGGACGATGCGAATAATACCTTAGCAGCCTGGGAGTTGAGCCATGAAGGAACAAGGACAAGCCCCTGGCCCTGGTGTCAGTGACAGTAGGAGAGAGTGATGAGCGAACAAGCAAGAGAAGCAGAGAGGCGTTTGATACGTGAACACCCTCCAGAGAAGTGCATGATTTGTAGCCTGCCTGCACCTGATAGCGACGATTGGCAGGGCCACCATGAGCGCATTGCTGACCTAGAGCGCCAGTTGGCCGAGGCTAAAACTATCTTGTCTGACTTGCCTGACCATAGTGACGTCGACGCAGCGGTGTTCGAGGCGAACGCACTTCGGGGCCAGTTGGCCGAGGCGCAGGGGAAGCTGGCGGCGGTGGACAAGGAGCTTCACACCGTCTCGTGCCGCAGCAAGAAGACCTGCGAACACGCTGTCTGTGGATTAGCGCGGCGAGTTGCCCGCATCCTCAAGGGGGACGCATGAGTATGCTAGAGGCCCTCCTATTGGCAGCCATCCTTCTATTCAGCATACCAATCCTGCTTGCAACAGCAGCAGTTCTTCTCACCCCTATAGTTTTGATTGGCTTAGTGCTTAAGAGAGCCCGTGCCGCTGTCAAGGAGGAGAAATGAGTCTTAGCCACGATCACGCAGCAGAGGTAAACTCCAATCTTATAGACGACCTTCGTGCCGAGAACGCCCGCCTACAGGAGCGGGTGGAGGAGGCCGAGCGCAAGTGGAACCTGGCGGTGGGTGATCGTGACGCTTGCCTTAGTGAGCTTGCGAAGGCTGAGGCGCTGGCAGAGCGGCGGAAAGAGGCATTGGGGGACATGGGCGACAATCCTGACTGTCTCCAATGCAGGGACAATAAAGAACGCGCCCACGCTGCCATCGAAGAAGAGGGGAAATGAACGTGCCGCTGAGAATCTGCTTTCACGGAACTGACGAACGCAGCGCAGAGAACATCCTGCGTGAGGGCTTCGATGAGGGTACATATTTTGCGCGGCACTTAGAGGATGCTCTCGAATATGGAGGCCCACACGTGTTCGGTGTGGCCTTCGATGAGAAGAAACTACCACCCCATTGGCAGTTTACATCGGCCAGAAGGGTTCCGGCGGACAGCATCGTTCACTACCGCATCCATTGGGTACGCCGAGTAAGGAGCGATATGAGTTTGTGGAAGAGAGTGTTTGAGAGCAACATCGCCATGGGGCCTGACTACTGCGACGGGGAAGGGCAGGATTACGGGGACATGGAGGAAGTGGAAGCTGTATCCCCCCTTCTGCTGGAGCCCCGATGAGCGAGGCACGGAGAGGAGAGTGCATGAGAATCTGGCTCGGCTACTGGATACTCAGGTTGCGTGACTGGATTACTAAGAAGGAGAGCTAATGGGTCCACACTTTAAGGAGAAGATCAGGCAAAAGATACTCAAGAGGCGAGGTCTAGTACGCACAGGCCAGGGGCATCTGGAGCCTATGCCTGACGAGCCTGATGATCCCAACAAGACTCTGGCTATGAGGCTGATCGAGGCTCGCTTGGGTGTAGTAATTGAGGAACTGTTGTCGGAGGGTAGTCTGAAGGAGGTTGCGGTATTGATAGGTGTGAAAGAGAGTACGGTGTCTAAGTGGAGGCTCAGGTTAGGGTTGAGGTTGTAATGGACTGGAACTTTGTACTAGGTCTATATGTAGGGACAGTGGCAACTGTTCTAGCCTACACCATATTCTAGTATGGAGCCACAACGCCTAGATGAGTTCCTCGCTTGGAAACCAATCTATCCTGACGCAATTATAGGGGGAGGAGTATTATATGCACGAACCAAAATGATTATCTATGGCAGGTATAAGACCCTCAAATCTATGACGCTATTAGGTATGGCCAGGTGCATAGCAGCAGGCCAACCCTGGATGTCATTCAAGACTCCAGAGCAGGGCAGCAGGGTCATCTACTTGCAGCTTGAGATTCCTCACCCTCTACTACACAAGAGAATGACCAAGATGGAGATGGCCTGGGATGCGGTGGACAGGAAGGAGTTGTTAGAGCGGGTCAGGACTAATATGTATATCTGGACTGAGCCTCTACTCAAGCTGGACAGGGCTGAGGGGATAGGGACGATTAAGCATTACGTGGAGATGATAGAGCCTGCTGTTATAATGATAGACCCTATATACAAGACCATTTCAGGTAACATCCTTGATCCTAACCACGTGAGGGAAGTGTGCGATCAGGTTGACGTGATGCTGAGTCAGTATGAGGTTTCAGTGGTGTTCGCTCATCATGCAAGGAAGTCTGCTATTAGTGAGGACAGCAGCTTTGACCTAGGCTCAGATGATATGCTAGGTGCCGCTGTGTTCTCCTACTGGGCGGATACCGTTTGTAAGATTGTAAAGACAGGAGAGAAAGGCAATGAAGTAGGACTGACACTGAACTTTGACATCATTAGACACGCTGAGGAGTTAATTGAACCAAAGGAGGTGGTGTTTAATAGGGAAGACCTGACGTTCCATGAAGGTGAGAGATTGATTAGTATTAAGTAGGGAGAGGAGATGACAACACCTGCGCCCAAGTCACCGGAGATAACGAGGTTACTTGAAGGATTCAGTGGTAGGACTACAGCTATAGAGGCTGACCGATGTGTCGATGAGCCGATAGGTTGTGGCAAACCTGTTGGAGATTTCAAGGACATTCTTAGTTCAAGAGAATACAGGCTGTCTGGCCTATGTCAGACGTGCCAGGATAGTTTGTTCTGTAGTAAGGAGATATGATGGTACAAGGATTCAAGCCTAGTGTGGACCGCCCGACAGGTGGGGAGTCCCCTCTGATTAGATTCAAGGGAGTGCTGGCCGAGATCAAGCCTGAGGAGAAGACGAGGCAGAGTGACCAGAGTAAGTATATGGTAATCAACTTCCACTTTAGTGGAATTGAGGTGCTAGAGTCGGAGGAGCCGTACCCATACCCTATCGTGATACTTACTTTAGGTTACAAGCCGCCCAAGGATTCCAGAGGTGGGACTAAGTGGGATGCGTTTGCCGCTAGCCTGCGGAAGCTCTTACCTACGAATCCCGATCTGGACCTACTGGTGGGAAAGCAACAGGAGTGGGCGAGATTGCCTGCTAAAGTCCGCTCTCCGCTGGCTGATGAAGAGGGCAATCCTCAACTGGACGGTAATCAGAAGCAGCTATGGGGTGACGTTGACGTGCTGTGCTGGAAGGTAGTGTCTGTGGAGGGTATCGGGTCTGTGGCAGAGAAGGACGCGGACTTCAACGTGTTCCTAGTGGACCTGGCTGACGGTAAGACCGAGCCGAAGTTTTACGAGGATGCCCTGACTAATGCTGAGGTGACAGCACGGCCTAACATAGTTGAGGCTATTGTTGGGCGGAAGCTGCTGTCTACCCTGACCGAGATGGGGTTGATAACCAGGGATGCTGAGGGTATACTGCATAAGGTTACAGCAGACAACACATTGAGTGGCAGTAACCCTACACCCTCAGAGGCACCAGCGTAATGTTGCAGGAGTTCTCAAGCAGTAACCTCACGGATGCACAGGGCCTGCCTGCCGGTGGCATGGTGGATGGAGTAGGGTTCAGTATCTATTGGCAGAACGGGCCGCTAGGTACAGGTGCTGACCGTCTTGAGCCTAACGGCGCCTTCGTCGAGACGATCATAGCAGCGGCGTTGCAGAGGATAGAGTGGTATCAGGAGGTATGTGGAGGTAAGTTCAGATGTGAAGAGAACAGTCAGGCCATCATCTGCCTGAACAACACCCTCTTGTCCCTAGACCAGCGTACCAAGGATCGACAAAGTAGGGGTGTGGAAGGCACCCATCAGGAGTAGGTAAGCGGGGTGGCTTCAGGTAGCCACAAGCCTGAGGTCACCCCATACACATAGAGAGGAGCACTATGACTAAGTGGACTAACAACCATAACATTGATCCTGTCATAGCAAGGGCTGTGATGGAGGACGACTATGAAGCAGTAGGTGACATATCTGTGACGCGGCTAGTGAGGCCACCACAGATCACCTACCTGGAGAGTGTACACGGGGATGAGATAGTGCAAGATGTGGTTGAAGGCTTGTACTCCCTTGAAGGGAGGGCCTTGCACCATATCATATCTCAGGCTAAGGGTGAGCCGCTGGCAGTGATGCAGGAGCATAGGATGACGGTGGAGTATTCAGGCTGGACTATCTCAGGCCAGTTTGATGTGCTGTACACTGACACTCACACGCTCAAGGACTACAAGGTGTCATCTGTGTGGGGGCATATACTGGGCGGCAAGCAGGACCATAATGAGCAGTTGAACTTCTATGCCTACCTAGCACGGCGGAACAAGCTACAAGTGGACAAGCTGAAGGTTGTCATGTGGTTCCGTGACTGGATGGCAAGTCAGGTGGAGAGGGACAAGCAGTATCCTCCACTGAAGGTCATCGAGCATGATATACCTATGTGGTCGCTGGACACACAAGCCTTGATCTTCCAGGATAAGGTCAAGTTGCACCAGAGGGCTATTGACGGTGAGTACCCTGAGTGTACTGCCATAGAGAGGTGGGCTAGGCCTGACTCCTGGGCCGTGATGAAGCCTGGTGCTAAGAGAGCTTATCGGGTGTTTGAGGAAGAAGTCCTTGCTCAGGCTCTAGTTAGTGCTTCTGGTAGTCCATACGTGATAGAGTACAGGCCTGGTGAGCAGGTACGCTGTGCAAGGTACTGTCCTGTCATGCAGTTCTGTGAGCAGGCTAAGGAGCTAGGTGTAACGAAAGGTGAGGCCTGATGTGTACCAAGTTTTTAGGTGATGGCCTCTGCTGCGGGTATGACTGTTACGAGGCGACTCCTGAGGAGCCCATAAGTGCTGACCTAGAAGCCTGGGAGAAGTATGTAGACGACGGTATGTACCCCTTGGCTGAAGGGCTGTCATTCCTCGTACCTACACAGGAGGATGCTGACATAGGAGAGGAGGTGTTAGATGCGTGATATATACAGTATAGCCTGGAAGGTGCTAGAGGAGAAGATAGCTAAGTCAAGGAAACAGTCTATTCACAAGTCTGACCTGGTAGAGTGGAGGCTACAGGCACTTGAACAGGCTATAGAAATATTTAACAGTACCTCCATAGAGATAACACATGGCGAGCAAGAGAAGGCTTAGGAGACGGCAGTGTAGGCGCAAGAAGCGGTATGCGTCTAAGCAGGAGGCTCGGCTGTCAGGGCTGAGGCCTAGTCTGGTGATATACAAGTGTGCCTTCTGTACCGGATTTCACGCAGGACACAAGCCGAGGAGGAGATGATAGTGACTAATCCTGAAGAACTCAAAGCCTTAGATGAGCTGCTACAGGCAGTAGGCAAGCTGGCTCTCAGTTACATCATGGATCGCCCGCCTCTGATGAAAGCGGTTAACCGAGGCCATGAAGTCATTGACGAGGCAGTGAGGGAGGGCCGCTATGTCGTGCCATCCGGCGAGTGACAAGCAGATAGGCTACGCTGACTCCTTAGTGGAGTACCTGGAGAAGGAGCAGCATCTTCATGCGGCCAGGTATAAAGCTAAGGTGGACACCTCTCATACCTGTATAAGGGATATGTCCAAGCTGATTGACGAGATGAAGGAGATAAGGACAGAGATTCAGGATGCAGATAAGGAGATGGGATGATACTCTCAATAGAAGGTGAGAAAGCGTCAGGCAAGACTACCTTAGCTCTTTCAGCTCCTTTGCCTATGGTCTCATTCAATTTCGATATGGGAATTGAAAGAGCCATTAAGGGAGGCAAGTATGAGGAGTTGTTCGCGGGGCTGGACATCCTTATCGTGCCATACAGCAAAGACGCAACGCAGTTGGGAGATGTTCCACCTTGGGAAGGCCACGACATAACCATCTTCGAGTTACCTACCCCTATCCAACTGGATTCGATGAGGTTGATGGGCAACATCGCACTGTGGACATATTTTGTTAACCTTGCTGCTGCAGCTCTAGCTGACCCTAAGGTGCCTACTATAGGAGTAGACACTATGACAATGGCCCGCAGGACCAAGGCTAGTGCTAACCTAGAAAACTTGCAGAACGCCGCTTACGACGATCAAGGTAACCGTATAGGATCGGTTAGACCAAGAGAGCAGTTACAACAAATTGAGTATGGCAAGGTCAACAACGCTATCAGAGACGTTTATGTTACGGCAGAGGGAAGCAAAAAGAACCTCATAGCTACTCATCACATAACAGATGAAAGGAAAGCCATGCCTGGGGCTGACGGCAGGATTGAACAAACGCTTACAGGCAACCGCGTACTTGAGGGGCTAGGCGATACGCACAATTTTGTGGACGTAGCTATACTTATGTCGGAAGAGGATGGAGAGATTAAAGGCACACTATTGAAGAACGGCTACAACATAGCACAGAAGGGTATTGTGCTCAACAATCCTACCTGGGATTCCATAGCTAACCTGATAGCAATGGGGACGGGGGATAGGATAGAGATAGGGAGGAGAAACAATGCACACACCACATCCTGATGTGTCCTGCACATGGCTGACTATGAAGGAGGCTGCCGATCATATCAAGGTCCACTATGTCACCATGCAGAAGTACGTTCACTCAGGTAAGCTAAAGGCCAGCAGGCCTACGGGCAAGCTGATACGGATATGCCTGGAAGACCTGAACGACTTTATGGAGGGCAAGGCCAGTGACTAGTGGTGAACTGTTCGGCATAGACGTGCATGAGCCTAGTGAAGCCCTGCCTACTCTGTCACCTGTCATACCGTGTGCTGTCCAGCCTCTCAACAGTGAAGGCTATGCGGACTACCTGTGGACAGGCGTGGATGGTAGACAGCAGGTAGAGAGGAAGACCTGGTATGAGTTGCTTGGAGGGTTGGACAGTATAGAAGACCAGTTACGCAGGCAACTAGCAGCCCATCCTAGTGTGAGGCTCATACTGATAGTAGAGGGCGTGGCAGTGCCTAGTCCCAAAGGCACTACAGTATTCAAGGAGACTACCAAAGGTAAGAGGCACCTGTTTTACGCGGGTAAGTCTTACTTCTTAGGCCCAATGAAGGGAGTGTATGCGTGGTTGTATGAGGTGGGTAAGTATATAGAGGTGCACCAGACGCCTACATACGGAGCCACGTTGAGTATGTTGACAGCCTTCTACAAAGCTGACCAGAAGCCTGAGCATACTACGTTCCACAGGTATCTTAAGGATATAACCTTCCATCCCAATCCTATGGTGCAGCGTCTCATGGGTATGGGAGGGCATCTAGGTATAGGAGCTGTGAGAGCGGAGGCACTGATTAAGAGGTTTGGCACGGTGTACAACGTAGCCACTGCCACGCCTGAGATGCTAGCTAGTGTTGAGGGTATAGGCAAAGCTGTGGCAATTAAGTTTCTGAGAGGAGTAGGAAGGCCTGATGTATAGGCTACTATTCCTCATACCACTAGCGCTGCTGTTCCTAGCGTGTGACAGTGCTGAACCTGTAGTCACCAACTGGGTGGTGAGAGAGGTGGTCAGGGAAGTACCAGTGGAGGTAATAGTTGAGGTGCCAGTGGAAGTACCAGTGGAGGTAATTGAGGAGATCGTTGTTGAAGTACCTGTTGCTCCAGCCAACTGCCCACCTTCATCTGAGGTTGACTGGCTCATCTGGAGCCTGGAGGATGCTCGCGCAATGCACCAGGCATGGGCTGACTTCCTGCATGATAACCCTCTAGCGGATGGCTCAGGGTTAATTGAGAACGCAGTAGGCAGCAGTGAAGAACAGCTTGAGATGGTAGCGACCTACGACCGGAGGCTAAGTATAGTGGCACAGCTTAAGGAGGCCTGCAAGTGACTAAGGTATTCGCTGAGAAGTTTGAGCGAGAGAGGATGGACAACATGGAACTCATCCTCTTCCCTAGAGATGTGGAGTGGAGGAGACGGCTGTTCCCTAAAGGAGTATTCGACCATCCGGCCAAGAACAATATGTTCCTGATACAAGCACTGATCGACTATCTGACTGAACCAGGAGACACCATACTAGACCCGTTCGGAGGCACCGGAAGTCTGTTGATAGGCGTACTCAGCGGGAGGAACGTGGCCCTGATAGAGCTGGAACCCTACAACATCAAGCTGCTGAGAGAGACTGAGGCTATGTGGAAAGAGGGAGTGGAGCTGGCTGTCACAGGTGAGGTCAAGGGCCCTGGGAGGATACTCATTTATGAAGGAGACTGTAAGCAGAAGTTAAAGGACATTCAGTTCCTATGTGACGCTGCCATATTCAGCCCTCCGTATAGCACGTCTATAATGAGAGCCAAGCCGTTACCCTCAGTGGCAAAGCAGGTAACAGACTACGCTACTCACCCACAGAATCTAGGCAAGCTCAATCCCTTCTATTTCCAGCAGAGTATGAAGCTGGTGTATGAGAGGATGTACAAGAGGCTAGTGCCTGGAGCGTCCGTAGCTATTATTACTAGGGATATGGTGAAGGGTGACAGGGTGTTCCTGTCTAGGGACATCATCAAGTACATGAGTAAGGCAGGATTTGACCTTAAAGATTGGTTCAAGTGGCTTCCCCCTGGTTCCGCACAACGACACATACAGGAAAGTAGGGGAGCTATGGTAATCAAGGATGAAGACATTTTAATATTCAAGAAGAGAGGTTAGTATGTGTCTTGAAGCTTACGCTGCAGGTATTATGGACGGAGACGGGTCTATACAGATACAGGAACTCCATGACCGTCGCACTCCTGTTACTAAGACCAGGTACAGATTCATAATCTATTTAGCAGGTTGTGAGAGAGCTCCTATTGACCTGCTGTGCGACCAGTGGGGAGGAGGAATCTGTGAGACTCAAACCCTCACCGGCAGGTCCTACTTCAAGTGGTGGGTAATGGGAGACAAAGCAACTAGGTTCCTGGAGGACATACTGCCATACTTGGTAGGTAAGACTGACCAGGCTTTGTTAGCTTTAGAGTTTCAGCACAAAGACCGAGATGCAACAGATGATAAGGCCATGAGAGCACGTATGAGGACTCTAGCTACGAGAGGAAAGAACAGTGTCACAGCCTGATATACACGACCTCATCCGCTCCTGGGTGGAAACCCAAGGCTGGCCTGTACATGAGGACATTAAGATAGGCCCTGCCAGGTGTGGCATCGGGAAGTGTCGTAAGAAACACGCCATCGCAAGGACTTACGTTACCAAGGACGGTCTGATAGTTTGGGTCTATGAGAGGCCATGTGACATTAACGCACCTATGGGTGCAGATAGGGCGAAGCCGTAATGCCTGAGCCTAGTGCTATGCGATGCTCTAAGTGTGGTGATCCTCTGTGGTTGCACCGCGTTTACCTAACGGACCTTATGTTTGATCGTGACAGCAATCCTATCACAGTATCAGATATAGAGGAAGATGAGGAGTGGGACTATGAAGAGGTGGTGTGTCATGGCTGTAACCACAAACCAACGTACAGATGGGAAGAGACAGGTCTAGGACATATAGTGATCGTCACAGAGTAACCAACTATGGCCAACATAGCCTACATCGGCCCACACGACTACACCGAGGAGCAACTAGTAGAGAGGCTCAAGTCAGAGAACCCTGATGTCCTAGCCATAGACACTGAGACTATCTCCCTCAAGGACCGCACTCTCATAGGTATAGGGATATCCTTGAATGAGAGAGAGGCCGTCTACTTCCCTGTGCTACCAGACCGCTCCAAGTACCTGTATCTGGCATGGCGGCTGATGATGGGTCACGGGGTCAAAGTGTTCTGCAACGCGCTATACGACTTGTACGCGCTTACAGAGTACAGATCAGATACGGATATGACGCTTGGCAGCGCGGAACAGATCGCCAGCCTAGATGGTTGGGCAGGAGCTAATGTACAAGAGGCCACACTACCTGCTTGGTTAGGCTATGGTAGGCTAGCAGACATCTCTACTCAGGCTCACATACAGGCCTTACCATCTGGTGCATTAGGTGAGATGTCGAGAGCGTATGTAGGCTTCAAGATTGATGCCATCTCAGACATACTGCCTGCGCGTAAGAATATGATGGACCTGGATACGGTGGTGGTGGCTAGGAAATGCCTAGATGACTGCCTAGCTACTCATCGCGTATACAATAAGATAGGTGGTCCTGCATGGTGGTATCCTGACAGTCACACTTGGACCTATGAGCTTAACTGGTACGACGGCTGTGACCCGTTTGAGCCTACCAGCTACACCGTAACCCAGGCTATGAAGGACTGCTATCAGGTGGATATGAAGCTGACCATACTCCTCATGCGTATGTCGAGACGCGGTATAGCACTGAGGGCTGATCTGGTGGAGGACTGGTACGAGAGAACCAGCAAGGCCAGGTTACAGATGGAGGACATCTGCCTGAACGAAGGGTTCCAGCCAGGTAGTAATCAGCAAGTAGGGTACATACTGGCAGAGCGAGGCAGTTTCCTGCCTTTCACTCCATCGGGTAAGCAACTGGCTACGGGTGAGGAGATACTTAGCCAACTGTCTGATCCTTTGGCTACGGTAGTTCTCAAGTATAGGGAGTACACTAAGCTAAAGACCACATACCTGGAGAAGATGAGAGGACAAGCTAGGGATTACACCCACTTCCGCATGGACCTGAGTACAGCTAGACTCAGCTCCTATGACAGCAACCAGCAGAATATACCTGAGCGCATCAGGGAAATCTTTGCACCTGATACAGGTACATGGACTGTTGCTGACGCCTCACAAATTGAACTGAGGGTGTTCGCCTTCATCACTCAGGACCCTGCAATGATACAAGCGTATGCTGAGGGCTCAGACATCCATGCTACCACACAGTTGACCCTGTGGCCTGGCAGTGATCTCAAGGACAAGGAGATGAGACGTAGAGCTAAGACCTTCAACTTCGCTAAGATATTCTACGCCATAGTCCAGACTCTATCCGCCAACACCAAGCTGCCTGTAGATGTGTGCAGGAGATATAGCGGGGTGTGGGATGAGGCATACCCGATGGCTTACCAATGGATGAAGAACCAGGAAGAGGGAGAGGAGTGGATAGAGAATCTGTATGGCAGGAAATGTAGGCTACCAGCAGAGATTTATACTACATGGAAGCACAAGGTCAACTGCCGCATTAACTATCCTATCCAAGGCGGGGCGGCTGATATAATCAAACGTTCCATGCTCAGGTGTGAGGCATTGGGCTTCGACCAGGCACTACAGGTTCACGATGAGATACTGATAGATGGCAAGGTAGACTTTCCTAAGGAGCTAGACCATATCTGCCCTGACCTCCACACTCCGTTCAATGTGAAGATCAGTCCTTACTGGAGCTAGCTCCCCCAAACCTCCTGGAAGACCTGCCGTATAGCAAGGTAGACTTTCCTAAGGAGCTAGACCATATCTGCCCTGACCTCCACACTCCGTTCAATGTGAAGATCAGTCCTTATTGGGGTTAGAGTATGCCATCCATGCTAGGAAGGCCACTCCACCGAACGCAGATAGTCCGGCGAGTGACCAACCTATAATGGACAGCACATCCACTAAGGAATAACCAGTACCATACCAGGCTGGATGAGGTCAGGGTTGTTGCCTATCAGCAGCTTGTTGACATCGTATATCTGCTGCCAGGTAACACCATCGAACTTGCGAGCGATAGCGCCTAAGCTGTCCCCAGGTTGCACTGTGTAGGTGCGGGGGGCTGTGCCACTACCTGCTGGTCCTGTTGCACCTCGCGGCCCAGTAGCACCTGTAGCTCCGGTGTTACCCTTGTCACCTTTAGCACCCTTAGTGGCATCAGCCATCTGGCGCTCAATCTCTAGGCCCGTAGCCTTCATTGAGTCTGCAATCTTCCCCATGATGTCCTCCTCTATTGGATCAGGCTCTGGTGTTGGTTCGGGTGTAGGCTCAGGTATGGGCCTGTTAAATCTTGCTCTAGCCAGGTCCATCCATGCCTTGTTTGCTACATTGAAGTCTACTGTGGTTCCGAAGGCTTGAGTGCTGCCGGCATACTGATGGATACGTAGAGTGCCTAAGCCTGGTGCAGGAGCCACGTTAAGATTAGGCATACCATTGTAGACGGCGATCCATGAGGGCCAGTCTGTAAAGTCAGGGTCATAGCCTAAGTCCAGTCTCCACCAGTTCCAGAACCAGTTACCCGTGTAGATGATAGGCCAGCCACCTACATCCTCAGTAACCTTCAGTCCGTCACGTAGGATTTGCTCGGTGATACCTCTGATCTCCACATCAGGAGCATGGAATAGACAAGCGTCCCACTCTGCACCACCACAGGCGTTGAAGGCTCGTTCTACAGTTTCCTTGCCATCTCTACTATTGAAGACGTAGTAGGTAGCAGTGTCCAGACCAATGCTCCTAGCACGGTTGAGTACACTCTTGACATACGGATTAGGGCTGATGCCATGCCAGGACCCTACACAGACACCCTTGACACCATCATCCTTCATGGCCTGCAGACTTGCACCGGAGACGTCTCCTTGCCACTTGCTAAAGTCTGTCCACTTCTCTAACTCCACTACGAGCCCCCTATCAGGTAGCCTAGTATAAGCAACTCTACTCCAAAGATGGGAGGCAGCATCCATCTGAGGATAAACAGCACACGCTCATCTGTGATGGCCTGTCTCTTATCCAGGTGGAAGAGGAACCGCCACAGAGAAGAGTGTGCCTCCATTATTGGCTCATCACCGTCCAGTGCAGGTGGCTCCTCACTTTGAGGCCCTGGATTATCTCTATATCTGCGAAATGGGTTAGCCATCTTAGCTACCTCTTGCAGCCCTAGTGATGAAGTAGAAACCAACTACCAGTAGCGTTATCTCCTTGATGTCCTCAACTGGTATCTCCCCCTTAATCGCTAGGTAAGCATACACTCCGACAGCCGCAAATGCTAGGATCGACCGTACACGGAACGGCCCACCTTCCGCAAACAGTCCTCTGATTATCTCCATGACTACCTCCTACTGCTAACAGTACATTACTTTTGGAATAAAGGCCGATACTGGACACGCTGCTGCCTGAGTAGGACGCTCCAAGTTGATCCCCACGGCGCTCACGCACACCATGTAACATCGCTGCTCGTTTGAGGATGCGGAGTCCCGCCTGACGCCCACCTGGATTTCGTTGAACTTAGCTTTTGTCCAGGCGTTGCCACTAGGGGTGAGAGCGAGGAACAGGAACCTTCCGTTGTTGGTCGAGCCGGTCTGGGTGCCCGCATAGGCGGTCGGGCTGCCGCTTTCGGAGGGGACAGCTACAAGTATCTTGTGAGGAACCCAGCTATCAGGGACTCCGGCCTCCACGTAGATACTCACCCCGTAGATGGCGGCGCTGGCGTGATCCTGGTCAGAAATCTCGAACTCCTGGTCTTTGTCCGAGCCGGACGCGCCTGTGATTACAGCATAGTCAAAGGCTTGGTCCTCAGTGTCCTCTGGGTCGTCTACCGCTCGGTACACATCACCTGAACAGGCCCCTACGTTGCCGACCGCTGCCCATACGCCACCGGCCACGTCAGAGACAGGGTAATTGCCGAAACAGTGAACCTTGCTCGACAAGCCGGTGTAATCCATCGCGGCGCTCTGAGCCCCTGAACCGGAGGTATCATTGGCGAACGCTTCCCACGCATCCCAGGTTAGCGTTCCACCACCTTTTAGTTGTCCGGCCAAGAGAGCCAGTGTTCCTGCAATCAAGTCGGTTGTGCCGGTAGACCCGCTAAGACCACCGCTTGCGCCATTATTGACGGAGAGTGCAGCCGCCCTTCCCGTAGTGGGAGTAATGTCAATCTCAACACGAACATACCAGGGCTCCCCCGAATCGTTTAAGGCAATAGCCGCCCCGTTAGCGATAAGAGTCCAGGCAGAACCATTATGATATTCCAGGCGGAAGTGCCCAGTTGTGGCGGTGTTGTACACCCACACCGCCCGTACCTTTCCTGTCGCCGCTGCTGTCTGATAGTGGAAGTACGCGATGTTGTATGAGGTATTAACGGCGTCGGCCTGTGAGACACCTTCGAACGGAAAGTAATACCATACCTTGCCAGACACAGGGGAGTCCCAGAAATCAGCTTGGAGACTGCCCCCGTCCCCTGTTGAGAACCTCCAGCCTCCACGTGACTGAGGGCCACTGTCAACACGAGTCGGGGAAAGAACACCCACTGCCGACCAGGGATAGCCCGCGCCGCCTGCGCCCTGATCGCCGAACCCCTCGTCGTAACAGTGGCATCCTATGATGGCCATGATGTTCTCCACCACCCGAAATCGGCCACTACTCTCACGGGGCTGGCGACGATTACGTAGGGCCAGGGGTCAAGCTGTCCGACGTGAGCCACAACCTCTCCGTAGGCTTGCTCGATGGCTCTCGCTGCGATGTAACGGTCGGTCCCCGTGAGGAAGAAGTCGAACCGTTCTGAAACGTCCCCGTGGGGGAGCTTGACGCGAATAGGAGTCTCGACGGATATGCCGTCCCCTAGTTTCACAGACGTGATGAGATCGGCGGAGAGGTGATACTCCAATCGACTGAGCAAGCTGGGCCGGCCTGCGAACACCTTTGCGCCCTCCTGCAGATCATCCTTGGAGAGCCCAGCTTCCACCACGGCGTTGAGAGTGTCCTGCCAGGACGATCCGTAGTCTGACGACACCCTGACGATAATCACCTGGGCCATCAGCAGCGCCTTGCCTGAGAGTGAAGAGAGGTTCTGCCGCACCGCCTCCACTACCAAGTCGTGGTTGTAGGAAGACGGGTTGAAGATCGCGCCTGTGAGGTCGATGGGGTCACGCATGATCGTCCAGTCGGTGTTGCCAAAGACGGTGCCCGTGGCTTTGTAGTTGCGGAGATCAGCGTCCCGCATCTGAGGAACCTTGAACCCTGACAGATCGGCCCACTCCAAATAAGACTGATCCCAGTTTGGGAGAGTGAGCTGTTTGGCCGTGGGCTTCCAGAGGTTAGCCTTGGTGCCGATGCCAACTATTCTCATTACGGCAACCTGAATGTCATCCGAACAGACAGCCCCTTAGCGCCTGTTCCCGCTACGTCTATGTCGATATAGATGTGGTCACCTGTGTTCACGTCATCGTTGCTGCCGTTAATGACTGCGGCTGCTACAGCGTCCACACTATCAAACTCACTAGCGTCAATAGTCAGTTTGGTGGAGAGCATATCGGCGTTCGTCCTGGATGTGGCAGAGGCCCGCCGTGACCTGCGAATCTGGACTGTCGGTATACCTGAGCTAGAGACAGTAGACAGGGAAGACTCCACCTCCACAAGATTCCAGCCGTTCATGGTTGACGGAATCTGTACCTTGGCCTTGCTGTCTCCTGTTGTGATGGCGTCCCCATTAGGATCGGACACCAGGACATCAATCGTGCGCTCGCCGTAGTTGGAGCCTGCTAGACCGTCAGGAGTAACAGATTTAGCAGCCTCTGTGCCTGTATTAGTTTCGGCAATGGAAGCATAAGTTGGTGCCGAACCAGGGCTTAGTCCGATTACTCGCCAGCGGTTAGACGTGGTATCGTATTGTAAAGTTACCGCATCACCGTCTACCAGCGTGATGCTCCCTGACATACCAAACCGATTAACGTCTGTCGAGGAGGCCGATTGTGCAACGAGGACAAGATCATTAGACCCGATGTTGCAGACTATGAGGATACGTCCATCATCGGGTGACTTAGGTACGATTCCGGTGAGGTTACGCGAGGCGTCAGTAAAGACACGGATTCTGGATGCATCTGAGAGTCCGGCAGGATCGTAGTTGTGCGTGTCGGCAGTTATCTGTGCAGGGGAGATGTCACCGGAGAGGCTGAAAGACTTGGCGACGCTTACATTGCCAGAAGCATTAATAAAAATAGCACTAGTGTTGTTAGTCTTAATGTTTAAGGGGTCATTTGTAATGGTTCCTATAATTCCACCAACAGAAGAAGCAAAAAGAAATGTCTCAACACCATTTGTGCTGTCTCTAACTGATAAATTACTTGGGCCAGCTCTTGTTACTAATAAATCAGTTGCCGATATATCAGATACATCTGTTCCTTCTCCCACATGCAACAATTCTTGAGGACTTGCTGTCCCAATCCCCACCTTATCTGCGACGGTCAGGCCAAATATGTTAAGATTGCCGTCCTTGTCCCAGACATACTCAGTCGTGGCTGCGGTCTTGGCAAACCCCAGGATAGGAGTCGTACTCAGGCTTGCCCTCGTCCTTATGATCTTGATGTCGTAGGTGCCGGTATCCGTGTTGACAGCGTGGCTCGTCAGGTCAGCGGCTTCCCATGCAATGACGCCTGTGTTCCTGAAGTTGTTGGTGCCGTCTACAGGGCTGAACTGTGTGAATTGGTGGGCGCCGGCAGTCGAGTACCAGAAGGTAGCCTTGATGCCCGCCCCGCTAGCGAACTGGGTGAGGATGGCCTCTATCTCCTCAAAGGGCGCTGCAGCTCCTAGAAGGATGTACTCATTCTGGTTCTCAAAGATGGCCGTAGTTGTGCCTATGGCGCCGTCGATCATGTTCGGCACGTTGCTTACAGTGTAGACAGAGGTTTCGTCAGTAGGGTCACCCGCGCTACTCCATGCCGAGAACGACAGGACGGTAGCTGTATTACTGGTGACGGTTGCGGTGCCACCAAACCCACCAGATGTAGGTATGGTAACGGTATAGCCTATCCACTGATCTACTCCCCATGACGCACCACTATCGGTCAAGGAAGTTGCGTCAACGGCTGTGCTCGTTCCCGAGGCGGCATCGGTGGTGTTGTCCGTACCTGTCGTGGGGTTGACGAAGACACCTGAATCGTGGTGAACAGGGTCTATCCCGACTCCTACCTTCAATCCACGAAGAAGTGCAGAACTCTCAGTAGCCAGTACCTCGAAGCCAAATACCTCACCCCCAGTGGCGGCAATCCCATCGATGTTGATGAGGGCAACACCTTCGTCATCACCAAGTGCTATGGCTCCGGTTATGTAGTCAATGTCGAGGGCCTTGACATCACCGTGCCCGTCCGCGTTGAGGTCAATCTCTAATGCGTGGTCATCATCCTCAGTGGAGATGTGAATGACGTCGAGGGCACCCGATACTATCTTTAGGCTATCGCCAGTGCCGAGGTAGAGCGTGTTCGCTGCACCTCTGTACAGGACTACATCACCACTAGCACCGAACTTAATGCCACCTGTTAAGCCGTCAGTCAACAGCGTAAGGTACTTGCCGTCTGCTATTGAGACTGCGCCTGTAAGGACTAAAGTGGCTTCACCCTCGACAGCCGCAATGGCATTGGCGTCAGTGTACTTGACGTGGTGAGCCGAGGAGCTGGCCGCATGGGTAGTCACATCAGTATCAGGAGACTCTATACCGTAGAGAATATTTCCTAGGCCCACCTCGTTGATGAGTTTGCCTAAGAGAACATCGTGTCTGTCAACGACACTTTGTAGAATATTATCGCCGTCGCCTACCAGACCTAGCAGGCGCAAGCGATTCATACCCTTTTCCTGTACCACTAAGACACTTTCCTCTCCTGCAACGCCACCTCCACCAGGAACTCAGCTTCTGCGTCAGACTCCTGTATGACACCTATTAGACTTAAGGACTTGAGCCACATATCCTTGCTCTCACCCCAGGGTCCACTGGCTTTTAGAGGTGAGGATGACTCATCGAGAGTGTGTAGGTCACTTAGCTGTTGAGCAGCGGTCCTGACCTCCATCCTTTCACCATCTACTTCATCAGCAACCAGGTGCAACTGCACAATATTGAGAGGCACCTTCTTGCTTTGTGGTACTGCAAAGGGCTCAAAGTAGCTTATTTCAGGAGGAGCAGTGGCAGAGTCTCCTGTGAAATCCAGTCTGAACTGAATCTCTCGACCTACAGCCGTAAGAGGCAAGTAGAAGGTGTGTAAGCCGTCAGAGTTCACTCTCATGGTATTACTGTCAATGTCCTGGCTAGAGAAACCCCCGCCATCCACATTGAAGAATACATCCCAGTACCTAGCAGCAGACAGTGTGCCTCTGCCTACCACTACAACTTTGTGAAAGTCCTTATCTCTCCAGTCTCCGAAGTCATACTTGACGGTGTAGCGAGAACCTCCAACAGCAAACGCATAGTCAGAGCCTCCCACATCAGGAGCGCCTGCTGAGTTCGATGAGAGTTTGATGTAGGATATATCGTTGTCATTGCCAAACCACACTCTAGGAGGAGTAGTGAGTGAGGATATATACATAGCCTGACTAGTTGTCAGCAGAAGGAACACTAAGGTGTCCCATATCATAGGGCCAAATCCTGGCTCTCCACTTGCCCTGTCTCTGGCTACATGGATACCGATGCCCGTGCCTACCTGCATAAGCCCTAGTAGCCATTGGTTGTCGGTGACGAAAGCCTTGAATCTGCCTCGTATGACACTGTTATTGAGAAGCTCCTTCTCTATGCCCATGCTTTCCACAAGACCAGGGACGAATCTATATGCGCCTCTGCTATGAGGTATGATCGCGTAAGGCTCATGCATATGCATACCTAAGCAGTTGGTATCATCCCTCATCATGCGCTTAATCAGAGGTACACCTTTGCCTTCAGGACTCACGCCAAAGAGTCCTTCAGGCTTTCCCACTAGGGCTGTCTTCTCGAAGGCTAGTAGACCAGTGGGCTTAGTGGAAACCTCTCCACACTGAATCTCATCAGACCAACTAGCAGAAAGCATAGGGTCCAGACCTGAGACACAGTTGCGTAGGAGTGCGCTATCCTCCACACCGTACATACGGTCAATACCTGCGGCCAATCTGTAGGCCTTGACACCGGCTTCTGCCTGAGCCCAAGTGTCAGGTGTGCCTATAGCTGTGACCTCCCATAGGGATTGGTCGGCGTCGTCAGTGGTCACTAGGCCAGTATCATCCTCCCACTTTAGTCCATCGACACCTAGTGTGCCACCTGCCCCAAAATCCTTGGATTCCACAATGCTGTCATCTGAGGGATCAATGCGGAACACGCGCCTACCACAGACAACCCATATGTAGCCTAGCGCCTCAAAGATTCTGGTGGGATTAGATGCACTATCTGTGAGAGTAATAGTAGTGACCGCAGGCCCAGGCAAAAGTCGGAAAGGATACCTGGCATCAGTGTTGAGTCCAAACTCAGATGTCCCTGGGATACCCTGCTTGGACTTTAGGCCTCCAAGATGCCACGTCTCTTGAGGCGCTGAGAGTGTCGCAGGTAAGCCCTCGGTCCAGGGAGGCTCATGGAGGTACTCCTCTCGCCAAGCCTGTCTCTCGTCAGTTTTTACTAAGCTGTAAGACTCGGAGCCTATCTTGACCGTTCCTACGTGTTTGGGTTTACTAGCCATTACCTAGCGCCCCACGGCTGAGGCACTTTCGGAGGCCACGGCATCTGTGGCTGACCCTGGCGTGGCTTAGGCCGGTGTTCAATTAGGAGACGGTGGAGTTCACTAGCATGGGCCGCTCTAGCAATGCGCCAGGTCTTCCTAGCATCCAGTGAGCCACGGCCTGGGGCACTGAGATGTGCTAGTACCTCGTCGTAGGCAAGTGCAGCTACCAGCTCCTCGGCAGCGTTAGCAGGTGCGGCTGATGCGTCGGTGTAAAGAGGTTGCATCGGGCGAGTGGTTTCCAGGTAGAGAGTTTGCGTAGCTGCTATAGCAGGATGGATTTGGAGAGTTAGTACACCTACATCCTCTCTAATCCTCCACCAGCGACCATCTGTGCCGAAGGACTCATCCACGTCTAGTCCTGATGTAGGATACCAGCGAACATCATGGACGTGTTCTTTGTCCTTGAGGAACGGAATACCTACCAGAGAGTATTCTTCCTGACTGGCGACGCCTACTATGGGCACTCGCTCTACATACCAGTAGCGGGCTAGACCTCTATTGAGTGAGTCATTCCATATAGTAGGATCAGCCAGCGTGTGCCATTCTATCTCATCACCATCTACAAATGCACCAGCCCAAGTAGGCAGTACGGTTATGACACCTGTAGAGGCTACAGCAGCGGAGATGAGTCTAGCCTTCTCAGCGTTGTTGCCGGTTGTAGGCCATAGCCATGTACCCTTGCCTCTATCGTCTCTGAACAGAGTAGTCTTAACTCGGTAGTCAGCAGTAGTGATCTTATTACTATCGGTGCCCGTATTGACTAGGACTATACCTGCACCATACTTGGCTAGTGCAGCCTGACGTCCTCGGAGCCTGGTGACCCCATCTACTCGGAATGGTGAGGAGAGATCAGACTCTACTGGGCCTGTAGAGTGGTAAAAGGAATACTTGTACCACTTGTTGAGATCACCGGAAGAGTCTGCGTAGGAGTAGTAGAACGTGTCGGCTACTAGAGTCACCGTGTCTATGACAGAGTATGTGCCTGTAAGAGATGATGCACGATAGACACGGATGCTCTCGTAGGTGGCAATCTGAGTATCTATATCCTCTACTATGAATCGTAATGTAACGCTCACGGATTAACTCCTTGCAGAGCCTTGGTTTGGGATGTCGTCTACAGAGGCTCCCACGTATGCGTCCCTGAGTGGCAGCACACTGGGCGAAATGTATATGGTATTGACTAGGTTGATGAACAGATCAGTCAAATCAATGTTGAAGAATGTAGGCTGGAATCTACCACCATCAGGACCTATGCTGATACCAGCCCATAGAGCGCGAATGTCATCAGCCGCAGCCTCAGAGTATGCCTGCTCAGAGCCCCAGGTGGTGCCTCCGTCTGTGGACTTCTTGTAGACCACGTCTACGGTGGCCTGCAACTCCCCACCCTTGAGATAAGCTACATAGATGTCGTTGTTCTGCTGGTTAATGAGGACGGCCACCTGAGCGGAGGCGTCCAAGTCGGTTGCAACATTGGCCAGGGCAGTGACAGCGACATCAGCAGGTGTCAGGCTGAGTACAGCATCCCACACCTTTAGATCAGCAGTGGCCGCATCGACCTCACTCCAGGCAGCTATGATAACATGGTTGTCACTGTGGCGAAGTGCAGCAGACATTTGGTAGAACGAGATACTATTATCCATACCTGCTGAGATCAGTGTCTCAATAGGCCAGTCGTTCTCAGAGTCATCGTAGACCTTGACCGTAATTATGTTCACTGACACGTCCCAGTAAACGCACCAGATGTCATCGGCATCATCCTCATTCCCAGGCATGAGTAGAATGAGATCAACGGCGTTGCCATCGGCCAACTGGGCGCGGCTAGTCCAGGTGTCTCCGTTGTCAGTAGAGCGGTAGAAACCAAACTCTCCGTCAGCATCCCCCCAAAAGGCGAGGTACAGGTTGCCACCTCTAGCCCTCACTATATCCACCACTCCTGTGTCCCAGTTACCATTGGTGAACGAGGCACCTGCAAATACGGTTACTTCTGTACTGAGGGAATCGTCCAGAGTGTTAAGGTTACGGTAGAGGATGTCATCGCCGTCAGCCTCGGAGTAGGCTATATGGATCAGTCTGCCTGCGTTACCTGGTGTCCAGCGGTCGTACCAGATACTAGTCTTGATGAGTGTGGCGGCCTTGACACTAACTGCCGCTGCCCAGGTAGCTCCTCCATCAGAGGTCTTCTGGTACACAAGGTCAGCAGAACCATCAACATAGAAGATATAGGCAGCGTTGGTGTTAATCCAGACAGGGCCTGCACGTACACTCTTACGATGCAGAAGAGACTGTACGGAAGTGCCTACTGTAATGTCAGCCATTAGGTTATCCTTCCTGTAGGCTGACTAACTGAGTTCTCGGACTTGTATGATCAGGTATATGACTTCGGCGGTTAGTAGTTCTATCTGCTTTTGCTGGCGTGAGTGAATGTTCTCATCATCCTCGATGACCTTACAGGCTTCCAGTGCAGCAGCTAATGCTCTCTCTCTCTGCTAGGCATTGTGATCTCCTAGTCTTTAGAGCCCTCAGCGAGAGGACTACCACCTAGAGCCTCTTTAGTGG